ATATCCGAACGTCAATGCGGCGAACCAGTATGCGCGGGACGTCGTGAACGGGAAGATACTGGCCTGCCGGTTAACCATTCTTGCCTGTCAGCGACATCTGGACGACCTGGAACGCGCCAAAGATCCACGCTGGCCTTACCGCTTCGATAAAAATAAAGCAGAACGTTTCCTCCGTTTCTCCCAGAAAATGCCGCACACATCCGGGGAGTGGGCTCGCCGGAAGCTGCGCATAGATTTTGAGCCCTGGCAGAAATTTGCGCTGGGCGTACCGTTTGGCTGGGTTCGCAAGGATACCGGCTTTCGTCGGTTCACTGAGATTTACATTGAGGTGCCACGTAAAAACGGTAAATCGGCGATCGCGGCGGCCGTCGGAAATTATATGTTCTGTGCCGATGGCGAGTACGCAGCGGAAGTTTACTGCGGCGCCACGACCGAAAAACAGGCCTGGAAAGTCTTTGCGCCTGCACTGGCGATGGTGAAAAAGCTTCCGGCACTGCGCCAGAAGTTCAGCATCAAACCCTGGGCGAAGAAGATGACGCGCCCGGACGGCTCCCTGTTCGCGCCCGTTATCGGTGACCCCGGCGACGGTGATTCACCCTCCTGCGCCATCATCGACGAGTATCACGAGCACGATACCGATGCGCTCTATACCACGATGACAACCGGTATGGGGGCAAGGGAACAGCCCATGACGCTAATCATCACCACGGCGGGTTTCGATATAGCATCGCCATGCTATGAGAAGCGCACTCAGGTTGTGGAGATACTCGAGCGCATTAGGGAGGGCGGTGAAAATGAAGCGATTTTCGGGATCATCTATACCCTGGATGATGATGACGACTGGACGCAGCCGGAAGCGCTGAAAAAGGCCAACCCGAATTACAACATTTCGGTGAAAGAGGGATTCCTCAAGGCCAAGCAGCTGCTGGCGATGTCCACGCCCAGCCAGACCAACAAAATACTCACCAAACACTTCAACAAATGGGTGAGCTCTAAGGCGGCGTTCTACAACCTGCAGAAGTGGATGGCCGCGACAGACAAGACGCTCAAACTGTCCGATTTTGCGGGGGAAGAGTGTTATCTCGGTATCGATCTGGCGTCAAAACTCGACCTGAACGCAGTGGTGCCGGTGTTCCGCAGAGAAATCGACGGAGTAAGCCATTATTACTGCGTTTCGCCTCTGTTCTGGGTGCCGGAAGACACTGTCTACGCCACGGACCCGGCGCTGAAAACGATCGCCGACCGTTACCAGTCCTTTGTTAATCAGGGCGTGCTGGTTCCATCGGACGGGGCCGAGGTTGATTACCGCCTTATTCTCGAAGCGATCCTGAAATTACGTGAAACCGTGAAAATAGCGGCGAGCCCGATTGACCCCTATGGCGCAACCGGCCTTTCTCACATGTTGCAGGATGAAGGGCTGGAGCCCGTCACCATTACCCAGAACTACACCAACATGAGTGATCCGATGCGTGAGATTGAGGCGGCGATTGCTGCTGGCCGCTTCCATCACGACGGCAATCCGCTGATGACCTGGTGCATATCAAACGTGGTCGGCAAATATTTACCGGGTAGTGACGATGTTGTTCGCCCGGTAAAAGAGGGCGCAGGCAACAAAATCGATGGTGCAGTTGGCCTGATGATGGGTGTTGGCCGCGCAATGCTGAATGAGCCGAAAGATTTCCTTTCTAACCTCGATCCTGATGAGGACCTGTTATTCCTGTGAAATCACTAATTATCGATGTGGCCGGGCTGGCGGGCTTCGGCGCGCTGGTGGGGGGCGTTTACCTCAAATTTGGCGCGGCGGTTGCTCTCATGGCTGGCGGTAGCGGTCTGCTGCTGTGGGCGCTGCTGGCTGCCAGGAGAATAAAGTCATGCTGATTGATGCCATTTTTCGAAGTAACTCGCTGGAAAACCCCGCGGTACCGCTCACCGTTGAAGCCGCCGAAAATGACGGGATTTTTAACGGCGACGTGATCGTTAATCCCCGGACGGCGATGAAACTGGCTGCTGTGTATGCCTGTATCTACGTCATTTCGTCCAACGTTGCGCAGATGCCGCTGCACGTCATGCGGCGCACCGGCAAGAAGGTCGAAACAGCCCGCGATCATCCGGCTTTTTATCTGGTTCACGACGAACCGAACGCCTGGCAGACCAGCTATAAGTGGCGCGAGCTGAAACAGCGGCACATTCTGGGCTGGGGGAATGGTTACACACGGGTAATTCGCCACGGTCGGACCGGTGAAGTGACCGGTCTTGAAGCCTGTATGCCCTGGGAAACAACGCTGCTCAACACTGGCGGACGTTATACCTACGGTGTTTATAACGAAGAGGGTTCCTTTGCCATCAATCCGGACGACATGATCCACGTCAGGGCGCTGGGCAACGATCAGAAAATGGGGCTCAGTCCGGTACTGCAGCACGCCGAAACCATCGGAATGGGCATGAGCGGCCAGAAGTACACGGAGAGTTTTTTCAGCGGCAACGCCAGGCCTGCGGGCATCGTCTCAGTTAAAGGAGAGTTGAATGACGGATCCTGGAAAAGACTGAAAGAGATGTGGCAGAAAGCCACCCTGATGCTGCGTAGCCAGGAAAACAGAACGATGCTGCTTCCGGCAGAGCTGGATTATAAAGCGCTGACGGTCTCCCCGGTTGATGCCCAGCTCATCGACATGATGAAACTCAACCGCTCAATGATTGCCGGAATTTTTAACGTGCCGGCGCACATGATAAACGACCTCGAAAAAGCCACCTTCTCCAACATCTCCGAACAGGCGATTCAGTTTGTCCGTTACACGATGATGCCGTGGGTAACGAACTGGGAGCAGGAGCTTAACCGCAGGTTATTCACCCGCGCCGAACGGGCTGCCGGGTACTACGTGCGCTTTAACCTGGCCGGTCTGCTGCGCGGTACCGCAAAAGAGCGCGCGGAGTTCTATCACTACGCCATCACCGATGGCTGGATGAGCCGTAACGAGGCGCGCGCGTTTGAGGATATGAACCCGAAAGACGGTCTTGATGAAATGCTCGTCAGCGTCAACGCCTCCAGGCCAGCCAAATCAACAACCCAGGAGAACACTCAAGATGAGTGAACGAGAAATTCGCTGTTACAGCGGCGAGGTGCGCGCTGAAACGCACGACAGCGAGCCCAGCCGGATCATCGGGTACGGTTCGGTTTTTGACAGCCGCTCTGAACTGATTTTCGGCTCGTTTCGCGAAATCATCCGGCGCGGTGCGTTTGATGATGTGCTTCAGGACGATGTCCGGGCGCTGTTTAACCATGATCCCAATTTTATTCTGGGACGCACCCAGGCTGGCACGCTTGCACTGACGGTGGATGAACGCGGTTTGCGTTACGACATAACCGCGCCAGAAACCCAGACAATCCGCGATCTGGTGCTGGCACCAATGCAGCGCGGGGATATTAACCAGTCCTCTTTTGCTTTTCGCGTGGCCCGCGACGGGGAGGAATGGTACCAGGACGAGGAAGGTGTGGTAATTCGTGAGATTACCCGTTTTTCCCGTCTGCTGGATGTCAGCCCTGTGACATATCCGGCGTACCAGGAGGCGGATTCCGCCGTCCGCTCAATGAAAGCCTGGCAGGAGGCGCGCGACAGTGGCGCGCTGCAGAAAGCCATTAACCAACGAATGGCGCGTGAGCGCGTCCTGACCCTTCTTAACGCGTAAGGAAAAACCATGAAATTGCATGAACTGAAACAAAAACGTAATACCATCGCGACCGATATGCGCGCGCTGAATGAAAAAATCGGTGATAACGCATGGACGGAAGAGCAGCGCACCGAGTGGAACAAGGCAAAATCAGAGCTGGAATCCCTTGATGAGCGTATTGCCCGTGAAGAGGAGCTGCGCCGCCAGGACCAGACCTACGTTGATGAAAACGAGGAAGAGCAGCGCAATAATCAGGATCCTGATAAAAACACGCTGCAGGACGAAAAACGCGGTCAGATCTTTGATAAATGGATGCGTCACGGCGCCAGCGAGCTGAGCTCCGAAGAGCGCAAGGCTTTGCGTGAGCTGCGCGCGCAGGGCGTGGCGCCAGATGAGAAGGGCGGTTATACCGTGCCAGATACCTTCCTGGCGAAAGTTGTGGAGCAGATGAAAGCCTATGGTGGCATTGCCAGCGTGGCGCAAATTCTGACGACTTCCGACGGTCGCACTATGGAGTGGGCAACCGCTGACGGTACCGCCGAAGTGGGCGTGCTGCTGGGTGAGAACGAAGAAGCCGGTGAAGAAGATACCGAGTTTGGTATGGACTCCCTGGGCGCGGTGAAAATGACGTCCAAAATCATCCGTGTTTCCAACGAGCTGCTGCAGGACAGCGCGATCGACATGGAAGCCTATCTTGCCCGCCGTATTGCTGAGCGTATCGGCCGCGGTGAAGCACGATACCTTATTCAGGGTACCGGCACCGGCACGCCAAAACAGCCGAAAGGGCTGAAAGCATCCGTCACCGGCACCACTCAGACGGCCGCCGCTGCCGCAGTGAAATGGCAGGAAATTCTGGCGCTGAAACACAGCATTGATCCGGCGTACCGCCGCGGGCCGAAGTTCCGCCTGGCGTTCAATGACAATACGCTGAAACTCATCAGCGAGATGGAAGACGGTCAGGGACGTCCGCTCTGGCTGCCGGATATCGTCGGCGTGGCGCCAGCGTCAGTGCTCAATGTTCCGTATGTCATCGACCAGGAAATTGATGATATCGGCGCGGGCAAAAAATTCATGTTCTGCGGTGACTTCGATCGCTTCATCATCCGCCGTGTTCGTTACATGATCCTTAAGCGACTGGTGGAGCGTTACGCAGAATTCGACCAGACCGGTTTCCTTGCATTCCATCGTTTTGACTGCATCCTGGAAGACACCTCTGCCATTAAAGCGCTGGTGGGCAAGGGCTCTGCAAGCAGCTAATAAAGTACATCACTGAACAAACCATGCCGCGTTAAGCGGTTTTTTTGTGCCCGCCATCTGGCGGGCGCAGGAGGATCCTATGTTGCTTTCTCCTGAGGAAATCAAGGCGCAGCTGAGGCTGGATGAGGATTACGTCGATGAAGACAAATTTCTTGAACTGCTGGGGCGGGCGGTTCAGGCCAGGACAGAAAATTTTCTGAATCGGAGACTTTATGCGGCGGAGGCGGGGGTGCCATCCGACGATCCGGAGGGGCTAATTCTCTCGGATGACATCCGGATGGGGATGCTGCTTCTGGTGACTCACTTCTACGAGAACCGCTCAACCGTCACCGAAGTGGAGAAAACGGAACTCCCGATGAGTTTTAACTGGCTCGTCGGCCCATACAGGTACATCCCGCTATGAAACTCAGGCAGGCGCAGGCCAGCGCCACATACCTTTTGCCCGACCCGGGCGAACTGGACCAGCGTATCGTTATCCGGCGGCGCGTCGACGTGCCAGCAGATGATTTTGGAGTGTCACCGACTTATCCGGAGCAGGTCCGGACGTGGGCAAAAAAAGCACAACCCGGCGCAGCGGCGTATCAGGGATCTGTGCAGGTTGAAAATAAGGTGACCCATTATTTCACCATCCGTTTTCGCCGCGGCATTACCGCCGATCATGAAGTGGTTCACGACGATATTTCTTATCGGGTCAAACGCGTCAGGGATCTGAACAGTAAACGCCGTTTCCTGTTGCTCGAGTGCGAAGAACTGGGTACCGACAGCGGGAGTGACTATGCCGCAGACAGCATTTTTACACGTTGATTTCGAACAGCCGGACGAGCTGGTCTTTAACCGGGCGAGGATGCGACGAGCGTTCGTCAAAATCGGTCAGGTTCACATGCGCGATGCCCGGCGGCTGGTAATGAAACGCGGCCGCTCCAAGCCTGGCGAAAACCCCTCATACCGGACGGGGCAGCTGGCGCGCTCAATCGGCTACTACGTGCCCCGCGCTTCAAAAAAACGTCCGGGGCTCATGGTGAAGATTGCTCCAAACCAGAAGAACGGGGAGGGCAACCGCCATATCAACGGCGCGTTTTACCCTGCATTCCTGTTTTACGGGGTTCGCCGTGGCGCGAAGCGTAAGAAAGGGCACCATCGCGGCGCGTCCGGCGGCAGCGGCTGGCGCGTGGCACCGCGTAACAACTACATGACGGAGGTGCTGGAAAAACGCCGAAGCTGGACACGTTACGTGCTTTCCCGCGAGCTGCGTAAATCCCTCCGGCCTCAACGCAGGAAGAAAAAATGAAACTAACCCCGATTATTGCGGCGCTTCGCGCCCGATGTCCGCTGTTTGAAAACCGTGTTGGCGGTGCCGCGCAGTTTAAAGCGATTCCCGAAGCCGGAAAGCTCAGGCTGCCAGCAGCGTATGTCGTGCCATCTGAAGACGTAACCGGCGAGCAGAAATCGCAGACGGACTACTGGCAGGATCTGACGGAGGGGTTTTCCGTCATCGTCGTGCTCAGCAACGAACGGGATGAAAAAGGGCAGTGGGCAGCGTATGACGCCGTTCATGACGTCAGGCAGCTTATCTGGAAAGCGCTGCTGGGCTGGGAGCCGGATCCGCAGGCGCATGAAATTCAGTATGCCGGTGGCATGCTGCTGGATCTGAACCGCCACGAACTTTATTACCAGTTCGATTTCACGGCGAAGTATGAAATCACCGAAGAGGATACCCGCCAGCAGGACGATCTGGACGCATTACCCGACCTTAAAACGCTCAGTATTGATGTTGATTTTATCGAACCCGGTACCGGGCCAGACGGCAACATTGAGCACCACACCGAAATAACCTTTCAGGATTAATTCATGTTTGTGAAACCCATCAAAGGGCAATCCGTTCCGGATCCTGCCCGTGGTGATGTTTTGCCAGAAAAAGGGCGAAACGTCGAAGCGTCCGCGTACTGGTTCCGCCGGAAAGCCGCTGGCGAAATCGAAGTAATTCAACCAAAAGGGGCTAAAGATGACCGTAAGCTTTAATTACATCCCGGCTGATAATCGGGTACCGCTGTTTTATGCCGAAATGGACAACAGCGCCGCCAATACGGCACAGGACAGCGCGCCATCCCTGCTGATTGGCATGGCATTGTCTGACGCTGAAATGCCCGTTAACCAGCTTGTCATCATGCCGTCGAAAGACCTGGCGAAGAAAATGGCAGGCCGCGGCAGCCAGCTGGCGCGCATGGTGGAAGCTTATCGCCGTGTTGACCCGTTCGGTGAATTGTGGGTTATCGCTGTGCCTGACAGCGGGCAGGCGGCAACCGGCACGATCACCTTCTCAGGCACGGCAACAGATGCGGGGGCGGTAAACCTGTATATCGGTACGACCCGAGTACAGATTACCGTGGCCGCTAATGACACCGGTGCGGATGCTGCGCAGGCGCTGCTGGCTGCCATTAACGGCAATCAGGATTTGCCGGTCACCGCCCAGTATAAGATGACCTCGGCAGGACCTGCGCAGGGAACGCTTGAGCTCACTGCAGTAAATAGCGGTACCGGCGGCAACAGCATTCCACTGACGCTGAATTATTACGGTACGGCCAGCGGCGAAGAAGTACCTGCAGGCTTAAGCGTACAAATCGGAAAAATGAGCGGTGGTGCTGGTGATCCTGATTTATCCGCAACTATCGCCGCAATGGGTGATGAGCCGTTCGATTATATTGGCCTGCCGTTCAGCGACAGCGCATCGCTGCAGCTGATGGCGACGGAGATGAACGATAGTTCCGGGCGCTGGAGTTACATTCGCCAGCTTTACGGGCACGTGTATACGGCCCGAACCGGATCGTTGTCAGAGCTGGTGGCCTATGGCGATACGTTTAATTATCAGCACATCACTATCGCGGGTTATGAGAAGGATGTGCAGACGCCGGTTGATGAGCTGGTGGCATATCGTCTGGCGCGTCAGGCTGTATTTTTACGCAATGATCCCGCGCGGCCGACACAGACCGGTGAACTGACCGGTGCTCTCCCTGCGCCAACCGGAAAACGCTTTACCCTCACTGAGCAGCAGTCCTTACTGACGCATGGTATTGCAACGGCGTACACCGAATCCGGCATTTTGCGCATTCAGCGCGACATCACCACCTACCGGAAAAATGCCTACGGCGTGGCGGATAACAGCTACCTGGACAGCGAAACGCTGCATACCAGCGCCTACGTGCTGCGACGCCTGAAGTCGGTAATTACCAGCAAATACGGTCGTCACAAGCTTGCGAATGATGGCACCCGCTTCGGGCCAGGCCAGGCGATTGTTACACCATCGGTCATCCGGGGTGAACTGGGGGCAGTTTATCGCCAGCTGGAGCGTGAGGGCATCGTTGAAAACTTCGATCTCTTCCAGCAATACCTGATTGTTGAGCGCAACGCGAATGACCCGAACCGTCTGGATGTGCTGTTCCCGCCGGATTACGTCAACCAGCTGCGCGTGTTCGCTGTGCTTAATCAGTTCCGTCTGCAATACAACGAGGAGGCCGCATAATGGCAAAGATTGCGGGTACCACTTATTTCAAAATCGACGGACAGCAGTTGTCCATCACCGGCGGGATCGAGGTACCGATGAACACCCGCGTGCGTGATGACGTGATCGGCCTGGCTGGTGATGTCGATTACAAAGAAACGCACCGCGCGCCCTACACGAAAGTGACGGCGAAGGTGCCGAAAAACTTCCCGGTGAACAAAATCACCACCTCAGACAACATGACCATCACCTCCGAGCTGGCTAACGGGCAGGTTTATGTTCTGTCGAATGCCTGGCTGCACGGTGAGGCAAACCATAACCCCGAAGAGGGCACGGTGGATCTGGAATTCCACGGTGAAGAAGGATTTTATCAATGACAACAGAACTGGTCCTGAAAAAGCCGATTACGGCTCATAACGAAAAGCTGCATGTGCTGGAGCTGCGCGAGCCAACCTACGACGAAATTGAATCGATTGGTTTCCCGTTTACGGTGTCCGGCGACGGAGGGTTAAAACTTGATAGTGCCGTGGCGCTGAAGTACATCCCGGTTCTGGCGGGGATCCCCCGTTCGTCTGCCGCGCAGCTGGCAAAGCTGGACATCTTCAAAACCTGCATGCTGATCCTGAATTTTTTTACCCAATCGGAGACGGATCAAACCTCAGGCGACGACTCTACAACGTCGCCTGGTTCTGGAAATTAAATCCCCTTGAGCTACGGCGGGCGGCCATATCCTACTTCCTTGAACTGGAAGCAGAGGCCGTCCGCATCAACGAGGAAGTAAAAAATGGCTGACAGTTTCCAGTTAAAGGCAATTATCACCGCCGTTGACCAGCTGACCGGGCCGATGAAAGGGATGCAGCGCGAGCTTAAGGGATTCCAGAAAGAAATGGGCAGTCTGGCGCTGGGGGCTGCGGCCGCGGGAACCGCCATTCTCGGCGCGCTGGCGCTGCCCGTGAATGCTGCGATCGGTTTTGAGTCAAAAATGGCTGACATCAGGAAGGTGGTTGACGGCCTCGATGATAAAAAAGCGTTCGCGCAGATGAGTGACGACATCCTGACGCTCTCCACTCAGTTACCGATGGCAGCGGAAGGGATCGCAGAAATTGTTGCTGCAGGCGGCCAGGCGGGGATTGCGCGCAGCGATCTGATGCAGTTTGCCAGCGATGCCGTGAAAATGGGGGTGGCGTTTGACACCACCGCCGAGGATTCTGGTCAGATGATGGCGCAGTGGCGAACGGCGTTCAAACTGACGCAGGATGATGTGGTAGTTCTCGCTGATAAGATTAACTATCTGGGGAATACCGGTCCGGCCAACGCGAAGAAAATCTCTGATATCGTCACAAGGATTGGTCCGCTCGGCGGCGTCGCTGGTGTGGCCTCCGGTGAGATTGCTGCGATGGGCGCAACGATTGCGGGGATGGGGGTAGAGTCAGAGATTGCCTCAACCGGCATCAAAAACTTCATGTTGTCTTTGACTGCGGGTAATTCTGCTACCAAAGCGCAGAAACAGGCCCTGTCCTTCCTTAAGCTGAACCCGAAACAGCTTGCAGAGGACATGCAGAAAGATTCGCGCGGTGCAATGCTGAAGGTGCTGGACTCCCTCGCAAAAGTGCCAAAAGCGAAGCAGGCCGCCGTTATGAATGCCCTGTTTGGCAAGGAGTCGCTGAGCGCGATTGCCCCTCTGCTGACCAACCTGGATTTGCTGCGCACCAATTTTAACCGTGTAGCAGATACCCAGGAATACGGCGGCTCGATGCAGAAGGAATACGCATCACGCGCGGCCACGACAGAAAACCAGCTGGTGCTGCTGAAAAACAGCGTGAATGCTATTTCGGTAACGCTGGGAGACACCTTCCTGCCAGCTGTTAACGAGGCGGCAAAAGCGGTCATGCCTTATCTGGAACAACTCAGAAAATTTGTTCGTGCGAATCCCGAGCTGGTGCAGTCGGCTGCCAAATTCGGCGCGGCGCTGCTGGGTGTTGGCGTTTCCATCGGCACGTTATCTCGCGCAATTAAAATACTGAATACGGTAATCAACCTTTCTCCGGCAAAAATAGCGATTGCGGCGCTGGCAGCTGGCGCCATGCTGATCATCGAAAACTGGGATGATGTTGGCCCGGTGATTAAAGAGGTATGGCAGGAGGTTGATAACGTTGCTCAGGCAATGGGGGGATGGGAAACGGTACTGGGAGGCGTCGGATTATATATGACCGGGGCATTTACCGTGAAAACGATAGGTTCTCTCAGAACTGCGCTTGTGCTGGCAAGGGACCTCTCAGGAGTGCTGGGTAAAATTGCCACCCTCGGGGCAACTACAGTGCAGATTGCTGTTGCGATCTACATGTTTGAGCAGCTGAAAGAGATAGCTGATGCAGCGAAGGAAGCTGATCAAACAGATTCATTCTGGCAGTCACTGAAAAACCGCTGGAATTCAGGCGGCTGGTATAACAACCAGCAAAATCGTGAAATGGTAAAGCAAGATACTGTTGATAATTTTACGCTATCTTCACCTGTAATGAATCAGGGGGCGGTGCTTGATCGTGCTGCTGCGCCAGCTGCACAACGCAGTGAGTTAAAAGTGACGTTTGATAATGCTCCTCCAGGCATGAGAGTGCTGGATATCCCGAAATCGGGAAATCCGTTGATGGATGTGACTCACGATGTCGGTTATTCACCATTCCGCACACCACGTTAAACCCGCTTAAGGCGGGTTTTCTTTTGGGGGCTATATGGCTTTTTTTTCTTCAAACGACTGGCGCGATCGTCTTCGTGATGCGTCGTTTCGTGGCGTACCTTTTTCAGTGGAAGATGATGAAGGTTCATTTGGGCGCCGTGTTCAGGTGCATGAATATCCCAATCGCGATAAACCGTTCACGGAGGATTTAGGACGGGCAACGCGCCGGATGACTATTAACGCCTATCTGGTAGGCGACGATTACGCTGATAAGCGCGATCGTCTTATCGGTGCTATTGAAACCGCCGGGCCGGGTACGCTTGTCCATCCTCAGTATGGAGAAATGCAGGGCAGCATCGACGGACAGGTAAGGGTCACGCACAGCAATGCCGAAGGGCGCATGTGCCGCGTTTCCTTCCAGTTCGTGGAAAGCGGCGAACTTTCTTTTCCTGTGGCGGGCATGGCGACGGCGCAGCGCCTCACACAGTCGGGTGGTCTGTTTGATGACGCGATCGAAAGTATGTTCTCGGCATTTTCACTCTCCGGCATTGCCGACTTTATCCAGAATGATGTGCTGGCCGATGCAGCTGCGATGCTTGGCGATGTCGCAGATGCGTTCCGTATGGTTGATTCCGGCGTTTCAGCTGCGATGCGACTGCTGCAGGGGGATTTGTCAGTCATTCTGATGCCGCCCAGCGCAGCCAGTGATTTCGTGAGAGCGCTGCAAAAAGCATGGCGCGCCGGTGACAGGCTTACAGGCGATACTTCAGACCTGGTGACAATGATAAAAACCATGTCCGGTGTAACGCTTGATCCAGGGCTGGCGCCACGGGGAACCTGGCCGACAGATTCCGGTTCCGTTGGGATGCAAAAATCCCGCAGTAATATGGTTGCTGCAGCGATCCGTTCCACTGCAATCAGCACGGCATCCCAGACCGTTGCAACACTGGCACAGCCGAAAACCATCGCGGCGCCGCAGGGGCAAACCGGGAAGGTAACCGGCGGTGCATCAACTAACGATATCATCAATATTTCACATCCCGCGCTGGACGGTTCGGCCAGTACGACGGTGAAAGAAGATCCGCCCACGTGGGATGAATTAACTGAAATTCGTTCGGCTCTGAATTCCGCTATCGATCAGGAGCAGTTGCGCATTAGTGACGACGGGATTTTCCAGCAAATCACTGTGCTCAGAACGGACCTGAACCGGGATATTTCGGCACGTCTTGCACAGGTGGAAATCACAGCTGAGCGTACCCCCCCGGAAGTTCTCCCGGCGCTGGTGCTGGCGGCGGGCTGGTATGACGATGCGGCGCGGGAAAATGACATCCTTACCCGAAATGTGGTTCCCCATCCGGGATTTGTGCCAGTGAAAGCGCTGAGGGTACCGGTCCGATGAATAATACCGTTTTTTTACGTGTGAATGGCCGCGAGTGGGGCGGCTGGACATCTTCCCGCATCAGCGCGGGGATTGACCGGGTTGCCCGAGATTTTAACGTGTCGATCACCAGGCAGTGGCCGGGTAGTGACGGTGTGCCGCAGATTAAAAACGGCGATCGCGTTGAGGTGATGATAGGCGATGACCTGGTGATTACGGGCTGGGTTGAGGCGTTACCGCTGCGCTACGATGCAACGGCAATCACCATGGGGATCGTTGGCCGCAGCAAAACAGCAGACCTTATTGACTGCTCGGCGGCGCCAGCACAGCACAATGGCAAAACTCTTTTCCGTATTGCTGGCGCGCTGGCTAAGCCGTTCGGCGTGGACGTTGTGGACGCAGGTACACCTGCGACTGCAGTCATCGACGCGCAGCCGGAACACGGTGAAACGGTGGTGGAGTGTCTGAACCGTCTGCTGGGGCAGGTGCAGGCGCTGGCCTACGATGATGCACAGGGCAGGCTGGTGCTCGGTAAACCAGGGGCTGAGAAAGCGACCACGGCGCTGGTACTGGGCGAAAATATTCTTTCGTGTGATACAGAGCGCAGTGTCCGCGATCGGTTTTCCAGCTACCTGGTCACCGGCCAGCGCCCCGGCACTGATGACGATTTCGGTGAAGCGACGATTGCCGCCATCCGGCAGAGTACAACAGATAACGGAGTGACCCGCTATCGCCCGCATACCGTCCAGCAGTCCGGTACCGCGACGACGGACAGTTGCAAAACCCGCTGTGAGTTTGAGGCCAGACAACGTGCCGCAAAAACGCGTGAAACCACCTACACGGTTCAGGGCTGGAGGCAGGGCAACGGCGAACTCTGGCGGCCAAATCTTTCGGTCATTGTCTACGACCCATTGAATGGCTTCGATAACGAGACGCTTGTTATCGCTGAAGTGACATACATCAAAGATAACAATGGCACCACGTGCGAAATCCGCGTTGGGCCTGCTGACGCATACCTGCCGGAACCGGCTGCGCCGAAGAAAAAGAAAAAAACATCGGGAGGCTCAGAATTCTGATGGCTGGATCTTCTCTTCAGAACATTGTCACGCGAGCGGTTATCACCGCGCTCGATACCGCAAAAAAATGCCAGGCCGCTGGTCTGAGGTTGATCGCTGGCGAACAAAAAGAAAACGTGGAGCATCTGGAGCCGTATGGCTTTACGTCCGCTGCGCAGGATGGTGCAGAGGCCGTGATGCTGTTTCCTGGTGGCGACCGTTCCCACGGTGTTGCCGTGGTGGTTGCTGACCGCCGGTACCGCCTGAAAGGTCTGAAACGCGGAGAAGTCGCTATTTACGACGACCAGGGGCAGTCGGTAACGCTGACCCGTTCCGGGATAGTTGTCAACGGCGGCGGTAAGCCGATTATTTTCACTAACGCCCCAAAAGCCCGTTTCGAAATGGACATTGAGGCCACTGGTCAGATTAAAGATCTCTGCGACGGCGCAGGCAAAACGATGTCCGCAATGCGCACGACATACAACGGGCATACCCACAAAGAAAATGGCGACGGCGGCGGTACGACGGATAAGCCAAACCAACCGATGAGCTAAATCATGATCCTCTATGTTAACGGGCTCCTGAAGGAGTCCACGGATCCACTCGACCTTTTAACACGTTCTGTCGTTATTTCTCTTTTTTCTTGGCGGCGCGCCGAGAGCGACGACCGGACACCAGAACCCTACGGCTGGTGGGGCGACAGCTGGCCGACAGTGCAGAACGACCGTATCGGCTCGCGCCTGTATCTGCTGAAACGCCGCAAGCTCACCAATAAAACGCCGCAGGATGCCCGCGAGTATATGCAGCAGGCGCTGGCGTGGATGACCGAGGACGGCGTGGCCGCACGCGTTGACGTAACCGCAGAACGTACCGGGATCGATACGCTGGCGGCGGGGATAACTATCTACCAGCGTGACGGCACCATTCACAACATTACCTTTGATGACATCTGGAGTGAACTCGATGGCTGACAGTCAATTTTCACGGCCTGAACTCCCGCAACTGATAGCCACCATCCGCAGCGATTTGCTGACGCGCTTCCAGGAGGATGTGCTGTTACGCAGGATGGATGCAGAAGTGTACGCACGGGTGCAGGCCGCTGCCGTTCATACCCTCTACGGCTATATCGATTATCTGGCGCGCAATATGTTGCCCGATTTGTGCGATGAGGACTGGTTATACCGGCATGGCAGAATCAAGCGCTGCCCCCGAAAGGATGCCGTGGCCGCGTCGGGCTATGTGCGCTGGGATGGAATCAGCGGAACGCCGACGCTTCCCGCCGGTACGCAGATCCAGCGTGATGACCAGGTGACCTTTACCACCACGCTAACCGTGAAAGCGTCAGGTGGCGTGTTGCGCGTGCCGCTGGTGGCAGATAACCCCGGAGCGGCAGGAAACACCGATGACGGCATTGCCTTACGCCTGGGTACACCGATAAGTGGCATCCCGTCTACGGGGTATGCCGACACGGTGATGGGCGGCGATGATACAGAAGAGCTGGAGACCTGGCGCGCCCGCGTCATGGAGCGCTATTACTGGATCCCCCAGGGTGGTGCTGACCCGGATTATGTCATCTGGGCAAAAGAAATTGCGGGCATCACTCGCGCGTGGACTATCCGGCATTATCAAGGGATCGGAACCGTGGGCGTAATGGTGGCAACCGGCGACCCGGCGCACCCGGCGCCGGGCGATGATCTTGTTCAGGCTGTCCGTAATCATATCCTGCCGCTGGCCCCCGTTGCAGGCGCAGGTCTTTTCGTTTTCGCGGCTACGGAAAAAGTTATTCCGATGACGATCGCGCTGGCGAAAGATACCTCTGAAATTCGTGCAGCCGTAACCGCTGAGCTGAATTCACTGATGCTGCGTGACGGTGTTCCGGAGGGGAAAGTTTACCTGTCGCGTATCAGTGAAGCGATCAGCCTGGCAACGGGTGAGGTCGCTCACCAGCTGCGTGCGCCGGTTGCAGACGTTGTGTTGGGCTCCACTGAACTGCCCGTGGTTGGCACCATCACCTGGGCAACCTATACGGAGGCGAGCAGCTGATGGCAATGCAGGATGAGTATGAGCAACTCCTCTACAGGTTGCTTCCGCCTGGTCCGGCATGGGAGGGGGAAAACCCACTGATAGAAGGCCTGGCCCCGTCGCTTACGCGCGTGCATCAGCGTGCCCATGCGCTGATGAAGGAAATCGACCCGGCGCAGACAACAGAGCTGATTGATCGGTATGAAACCGTCTACGGTCTGCCGGACTCTTGTACCCCGGCTGGGGTGCAGTCGCTGGTCCAGCGTCAGCAACGCCTGGATGCAAAGGCCAACGTGGCGGGCGGTATCAACGAACAATTCTACCGTAACCAATTGGACGCGCTGGGTTATACCACCGCGACGATCGAACAGTTTCAGAACCTCGACAGCACGCCGAACCCTGAATGGGGGGAATTCTGGCGCTATTACTGGCGTGTGAATATCCCGGCTGACGCCAACGTTAACTGGCAGACCTGCACCAGTGCGTGCAATTCCGCTATCAGAACCTGGGGTGACACGGTCGCAGAGTGCGTAATAGAAAAACTTGCGCCGTCACATACTGTCGTCGTTTTTGCTTACCCGGAAGGAACAGACAATGCATCGAATTGACACACCTACTGCCCAGGCCGATAAATTTGGGCAGGGCAAAAATGGTTTTACAAATGGTGACCCGGCCACTGGTCGCCGTGCAACAGACCTCAACAGCGATATGTGGGATGCCGTTCAGGAGGAGATTTGCACAGCGATAGAGTCAGCAGGACTGACGCTGGATAAAACAAAACACGATCAGCTGTATCAGGCGATCGTTAAAATTATTACGTCAAAAATCCCTGATGCATTGCTGCGTAATAACAATTTATCCGATGTGGTGGATAAAGCGCTGGCACGCGCTAATTTGGAGCTCGGTACCGCTGCTATAAAAAATGTGCAGTTGAATAAGGACGATACGACTGCAGGGCGCGTGCTGGTTAACGGCGGGGCGCTGGCGATTCGTTCTGTGGCTGCAAAAGCCGGAACAGCCATTCCGGATGCAAGTGCCCTCCCTGCAAACTCGGTCAGTTTCTGTTATGCCGATGCTGCATATTCACCGGGCTATGAGGCCACCATTCTTGATGTTGGGGGGCTGTCTGGGAATTATAGAGTGCAATATGCCGCGTCTTACACCGACGGCGGGAAGCAACTTAAATTCCGAACCTTAAATGGTGATAACGGTAATTGGGGCGGATGGCAGGAGATCTATCATACTGGTAATAAACCGACTGCATCTGATGTTGGTGCGGTTTCGGCAAGTGGCGGGAATTATAACGCCACATTCAAATTTGGAAGAATTGAAACATTACCAACAGAATCCAATATGTCTGCACTATATAATGTGCAAGCTAGTGCTGGTGGTGTTGTGTCAGGAGTTGAGTTCAACTGGTATGGCCAGAAATTTACTGTTGGGATTACTCGCGATACTGGAAGTGGTACAAATGGTTTAGTGTTTCAGCACAACGGATACACTCGATTAACAATAGATAAGAATGGAAATTTAATATCTACAGGGGAGATCTCATCGGGCGGAAAAATAGTAGCTGGATTTGGTGTTTATGATACGCCCGGCGTGCGAGTTTACTCTTCAAATAATCCACCTAATTTAAGTGCATATGCTACAAGTGCCTGGGTTATGGGGAATTTCGTTACAGATATGGGTTATGGTGCACAGGGTTCAGGGGTTCTACCCGGCGGCGGAACTTTTGTCGTTCCTAGCGGGTGTGTTATGACAGGTTGGTATACAGAAGGAAACACCCCAGGTGGTGATACAATATTTTATCGTCAATTGATGAGATATATTCCTTCAGTTGGTTGGGTCGGTTGTGGGAACATTGCATAATGATAACTTTCAAAAAATTCTCAACATACATTCCTGAGTACGCATTGTTTGATGCCATTTATCTTCAGTCAGAAGATGGGCTTGATTGGTATTATCACAGAAATAGATTTCAGGAAGATACTTGCAAAATTTGCTTCGATGACCAAGGTGTTATTAGAATGTTCGAACGAAACGCTCAACTCCTATGGCCTGATGGATTATCAGTGGCAGAGATATCAAATGAAGATGTACCGCCTGGATTGGATGGGGCTGGAAATTGGCAATTCATAAACGGGAAAATTGTTCCGCGAATTTATACCGATAGTGAATTAAAAGACGTTTTTGATTCCAAAAAGAAGAACTTGCTTTTAGCTGCATCATCTGTCATTGATCCTCTTAATGATGCTGTGGAGCTTAATATCGCAACGCAGAACGAAATTGATTTATTGGCAAAGTGGAAAGAGTATCGAATTAAATTGATACGACTAAACTTTGGAGAGAATTGGCCTGAGGTGCCTGCTCACCTTTGAGAGGGTTCAATGACCCTCTGCTTTATAAATTAAGTATTTTTTGAAAGGATTTCATTAGTTTTTTTGGTATAAACGACACAATTACTAGGGATGTCTTTGTTTATAAAGCTCATTGCGCCTATGTCAACGTTGCTGCCAATGTTTATCGCGTTTGCAATAATACATGACCCAGCCCCGACGCTGACATTGTCTCCAATAATAATGCTTGGCTCTCCGGAGTCAGGCATTATCCCGCCACCAATCCCAATTGTGGAATTTTGTCTGATTCTAAAGTTAGAACCTATACGGCTGCTACCATTAATAACTATCCCATGAAAATGACTTATAACTAACCCTGGGCCGATTGATGCACCAAGTTGAATTTCGCAACCGTATTTGATGGTTAATTTTCTGTTTATCCTGCGTGCGAAATTTTTGCTAACGTTAGCTTTATAAAGATAAGACGCAATTCGCCACCAAAAGTTAAAACGTCTTTCAGGACATTTAAAAGCTTTATGAACAGTTCGAGTCCAACTAAAAGGTTTTTGACTTTTCATCACTTCTGTTTGTAAACATTCATGTAAGTGGCGCTTTAAATCTACCTTAGTCATCCTGAATTATGCTCCTATCTCTCGTATTATCACTAGCCCCTTCGCTAGTATACTTCTCACAATGCTAACTGAGCAGCCACTCTGTGTCCAATAGTCGAAAGCATTGGTGCGAGGGTAAGGGTTGCATCCATCTATCGCGTGCTCTTCGAGCGATCCTTATCATTTTTAGAATCTGACCCAATGTGAACTTTTCAGTCTCATAGCATTGCATTACCACATAGCCTGAACAGATCACATGTTCAAGGCACGAGGGGAAAAATCAATTTTATGTCAACATAAGCAATAAAAAAACGTCCGAACCACGTCCGAATATGTCCGAAATTTTAGGTAACTATATGTTTTTTGGTGCCTGAAAACGCATCTCTAGATGTGTGTTTTTTAATCTATGTGATGCGTATGTGTTTGATATTCAGCAAAAATATTAATTGCAGGCATAAACAGGAATCGTATTCGGTCTCTTTTTATCTGTATGTTTTTCAAACCATTGTTCGGTGTTGACTCGAAATCACCCGAAACTTTCTCGAACATTCCATATCCTGTCTAAACCATAACATACTCAGGACC